GTGGACACCATGCAGCTGGTGTCGTTCGTGGCAGAGGCCTACCTGGAGCACCGCCCGGCGTATATCGCTGTTGACGGGACTGGTGTTGGTGGTGGTGTTGTCGATAGGCTCAGACAGTTGCCCGAGATCAAGTGTCCCATCGTTGATGTGCAGTTCGGAGCCCAGGCCAGGGACACCAAGGCCTACGCCAACACCCGGACCGAGTTGTGGGGGCGAATGCGAGATTGGCTTGCTGGTGAGGTATCACTGCCTGACTACCGGAAGCTGCTGGACGACCTTGTAGCGGTCGAGTACGGGTACAACCAGCGGATGCAGCTCCAGCTCGAACGGAAGCAGGACATGAAGGCCAGAGGACTGGCGAGTCCGGACTACGGTGATGCGCTGGCCATCACCTTCGCGGACAGTGCAGCGACAACGGCCGCGCGGTATACCCCGCCGGCCCCCAAGCGGTGGGGGAGAGCGATATGACACGAGTGTTCCTGAGTACCAGCGAGGCGGTGGGCGAGATCTGTGAGTTGCTCCGAGAGTTCGGGACGGTGGAGATCGACGGTCGGCGCGTGCAGTACTCGCAGGATCCTGCCAATCCGGACGGGATGACCTTCATGGGAATCGCCACCGGCAACATCCCCTGGTCGATTCGCCTCAGCCTTGCAACCCTCCGGCCTGGACAGTTGTCCAATGTTCGGGATGCGTTGGCACGTCAGCTACAGGAGCAGCGGCAGGCCAAGGTGGCGCTGGAGCAGAGGGTCTGACATGGGACTGCTGTCACTGGTATCGAACGACAAGCTGGCGGAGCGCGAGGCGCCGCAGCCGCAGGCCGAGCTGACCTCCGCCCTGGCGGCGCACATCCGCCGGCAATGGGAAGACAACCGGGAGGCGAAGCTGCCGATCGAGCGGGAGATGCTAGAAGACCTCCGGCAGCGTAACGGGGTGTACGACCCGGACGTTCTGGCAGAGATCAGGGAGCATGGCGGCTCCGAGATCTACATGATGCTGACGGCCTCGCGTTGTCGGTCCTGCGCCTCCTGGGTGAGCGACATCCTGTTCCCGGCCGGCGACAAGGCCTGGGCGATCGAGCCCACCCCAATCCCCGAGCTGTCGGAGGAGATCCAGCAGTACGTCTCGATGCGGCTGGAGTCGGAGGCAGCGCAGCTGGCCCAGGAGGGGCTTCAGCCGACCCAGGGCCAGTTCGAGGAGCGCCGACAGCAGATCGAGCGGCGGATCCGGATTGCTTTGGAGGAGAAGGCCAACGAGGCCAATGAGCGGATGGAGAAGAAGATCGATGACCAGCTCAGTGAATCGGGCTGGGAGTCGGCCATGCTGGAGTTCATCGACGACTTCGCGACCTTCCCGGCTGCGATCATCAAGGGGCCGATCTACCGGCGGAAGCTCCAGCTGAAGTGGGGGCCCAATGGCGAGCCCATCACCGAGCACAAGATCGTCGCGGAAGACCGACGCATCTCACCGTTCGACGTGTTCCCCGCTCCGGGCGCAACGACACCGGACGATGGTCCGTTCATCGAGCGGATTCATCTCCGCAGGGGCGACCTGTACGAGATGATCGGGGTGCCAGGGTACTCGGAGGAGGCGATCCGCCGGGTGCTCGACAACCACTCGCGTGGGGGTTTGAAGGACTGGGACACGGGCGCGGAATCAGAGATCGAGAAGCTCTCGAACGGCTCTTCGACCAGAACCCGGACGGCGACCATCACGGGCCTGCACTACTGGGGCTCTGCCCCTGGCTCCATTCTCATGGAGTGGGGCTATCCCGGCGACCTGGACCCGCAGCGGGAGTACGAGATCGAGGCGATTCTGGTTGGGTCTGAGGTGATTCGTGCGGTCCTGAACCGCGATCCCCTGCTCCGCCGCCCCTACTACAAGGCCTCGTTCCAGCGGAAGCCAGGGAGCTTCTGGGGCGTGTCCCTGCCCAGGCTGATGCGTGATTTGCAGCGGATGTGCAACGCCACCGCTCGGGCGCTCTCGAACAACATGGGGATGTCGTCCGGCCCTCAGGTCGTGATCTTCAAGGACATGATGGCGCCTGGGGAGACGACGACCCAGATTTACCCCTGGAAGCAGTGGCAGATGACCACCCAGCTGTCGGGCGGCGGGCAGCAGCCCGTGCAGTTCTTCCAGCCGGTGTCGAATGCCGGTGAGCTGCTGACGGTCTACAAGGAGTTCGAGGCCCGCGCTGACGACGCCACCAACATCCCGCGCTACACCTACGGCAACGATCCCTTGGCAGGGGCAGGGACGACCGCTCAGGGGCTGGCGATGCAGATGGAAGCCGCCTCGAAGGGCATCAAGCAGGCCATTCGGCACATTGACGATGGCGTGATCCAGCCCAGGGTCGAGCGGCAGTACCAGCACAACATGCTCTACGAGCAGGACGCCAGCATCAAGGGCGACCTTCGCGTCGTTGCCAGGGGTTCGTCTGCGCTCATCGCGAAGGCGGCGACTCAGGCCCGGCGCAACGAGTTCCTGCAGATCACGGCCAACGCCCTCGACTCGCAGATCATCGGCATGGAGGGTCGGGCGAAGCTGCTGCGGCAGATCATCCGCGACATGGACCTCGACCAGAATCTGGTGCCAGAGGACGAGGAGCTGCAGGCGATGCTACAGCAGCAGTCTGAGGGTCAGCAGGATCCGCAGATGGCGGTTGCGCAGATGCGCATCGAGGCGGAGCAGGCGAAGCTCCAGGCCAACCTGCAGAACGCGGAGGCGGAGCGGCAGGCCAAGCTCGCCATCGCGGAGATGCAGCGGCAGGGCGACATGATGGAGCTGGCGGAGAAGGGCAAGCTCACCCTGGAGCAGATCAAGGCGAAGCTCGGGGAAGTGGCAATCAAGGAAAGAGGTGCCCGGCAGCGGATTGCTGACGAGGCGGCAATCAAGGCTCGATTCGGGAGTGGAATATGAGAAACCCCAACATGTCAACGCCGATCGGTGGTCCGTCGTTCCTGGCGTCCACCGCTCAGCCTCCAACCCAACCGGCCCAGCCCAGAGCTCCGTCCACAATGTTCGCGCCGCCCAGCGCGCCACTGCCGCGCCCCACCGATAACCCGGAGGCGTTCGGGACTGCGTTGCGCGAGAAGATGGCGCGCAACCGCCAGTTGACGCAGTCAGGACAGTGGGACAACACCCTGGCGATGGCCATGCCGCAGCTGTTGGATGGGTCGTTCTACACCGACCCGACGCACGGGGTGTGGGGCGCCACCAATCTCGCCGAGAGGCTCGTATCGACGCCCATGTACGACAACCTGACCCCTTGGTGGGGAGATTGGAAGGCGGCCCAGCCGACGCGCGAGAAGATGGCGGAAGAGTACTTCCAGCGCACTGGCAAGCGTGCATACAACTGGGACATCTACCAGGAGGCGCTGAACGCCTGGGCCAACCAGGGGCTCAACCAGCTCAAGGACTGGGGGACGCAGAACCCCAACTGGCAGCAGCAGTTGCGGACCAGGATGGGTGGTGGTCAGCCGCAACCACAGCCGCAAATGGGGCCCGGTCGTGGTGGGCATTCGGCCCCTCCCGCCGGCAGGGACTACGGCAGATTCCTGCGGTTCATGGGTCAGGCGACCAACTACAACCCGGGCAACCAGCAGGAACTGAGAAACGGGCGGGTCGTTGGCTCTCCCGGCGGCTACATGGCCGGGCTGCAGCCGGCCAACAACTTCTTCGCGGGCACCCCCTGGGGACAGGGCATCACCCCCATGCGGGCCAAGCCCACGACGTTCGGCAACGGCGAGATGGATCAGTGGCGGGCCGACTACCAGAACTGGCTGACCAACGCCAACAACCAGTTCAAGACCTACCAGCAGTCCAATCCGAACTGGTTGCAGGACGCCTACAACTGGTGGAGTCAGGCCAATGGCGGGCAGGGCGATGCGTCAGGACTGCAGCAGGCATACGACAGGTTCTCGCAGAAGGCGAATCGCAACTGGGCCCCGCCGGCTTTCGCGGCTCCCCCTACTGCTCCCGTTGCGCCTACCGCGACTCCAGTTCAGCAGGCATGGCAGCAAGCGATGGCGCCAAACGCGAATCGCCGGGCCCTCTGGGGGCTCCGGTGAGCCAACCGACACAACAGGAGTGGAACTCTTTCGCGAGACTGATAGTCTCAGGCGATGACTTCCAGACATTCATAGCGTGGCTCGATAAGTCGTTGGTCGAGCAGGATGTCAGGAACCGGACCCTGGAAGGGGTTCAGCTGCACAGAGGACAGGGACGCTCTCAGCTCCTCGATGAGCTGGTGCAGCTCTTGAAGAACGCGCCCAAGGTGGCGCGTGAGATGCGGGACAGATCCTAATCGCAGCCTGTCCCTGTAGTTGACTCCCGAGTATGGCGGCGGGCCATGCGATCCCCGTTTGCGTCTCGGCTCAACCCGAAGGTGGATTATGACTCAACCGGAGTCGGTGAAGAGGCAGATCGAAGAGGCACAGCAGGCGTATCAGGCTGCGTACATGGCGCCCCAGGGGGAACCGCCACCGGAACCTGAAAAGCCACCCGAACCCATCCCG